TCAGAACAAATATCAGATGTTCTATGATGCAGTCAGCGACCTGTACCGTGGTGGTAATGTATCCGCTATGGATATAGATAAAGAACAATTGCCTGGTTTTCAACGTTTTCGAATACCATTGGATTTGAAAAATGATCGGAAGATTTATAATTGGATGATGATTTCTAAAACTAAGAATGAGAAACAAATTTGTGATTTCTTAGATGGAGCTGGAATAATAGTTAGGAATGGTGACATGTGTACTTTCAAATGGTTTGTTGAAGCTTTGAATGTTACTGAATTGAGTGATTTTGTTCTGCTTTATCATGAGTTTGGTTTTAAACCACCTACGAAATATGAGAGTGTTATTAAAGATTTCTTTAAACAGAGTTTTTGGATGGATTATCATGAAGCATTTTTGTGGCATGATGGTAGAATATATTATAATGATCATTATGCATCTGAGACTCCATTAGCACAAACATACGAGGCTTATGCAGAGGAACATTTCTCTATGTGGTATTATTTGAGAAGAATATTTACAGATCCATTATTCTTAGTTTACGGATTGGTATTTGTTTGCTTGGTTTTACTGGGATTAAACGGTTTCTTCGCTATGTGCATCGTTATCAACTTCATGCGTGTGCATACATTGATTAAGACAGGTGAAGATCCAGCAAGTTCGTCAAATGTTGATTGTACAGCTTTCTTTAATTCTTTAGTAGCAAAAGCTGTTGTGGCTTTTATTCTTTGGGTCATATATAAAATAGTGTCTTTCCTTGTCAAGAAAACAAAGACATGGTTCATCGATCCAATCTGGAATAAATATCCAGAAGAAAAGAAGATGTTTGCAGGAGAGTTTGAAAGTTCGAAAGTTATTTTTAAGAAAAGGAAGATATATTCTCAGATTAATGACGGAACTGTTGTGTTTGTCGATCAAAATAATACATCTTTTGGAAATCTGAGTTATCTTAGCGTAGGCAAGCCAATTGTTTTTGGTACCGTGAAGTCTTTTGTGTACAAAGGAGTTAATATGATTTTCTTTGCATGTTTAAAGAATAAACAAATTGATCCTGCTGCTTTCTCTTTATGTTTGGATAGAGTTGAAGCTAGTGAGATTTATTTACCAGAAAAATATCTATCTGAGGAGTTAAAATTGCTAGTGGAACAACATGGACGCTGTACTAAATATATCTGCTTTGAAGGTTCGTATGAATATAGTAATCCATATGATCAACATCTTGGACGAAGACCAAAAACTATCACAAGTTATAAGAAACGTGATGATGATAGCACAGATGATGAATATGA